ATATGAATTACATAAGATATACGCCGATCAGTTTTCCCGGCGAGGCGGATCTGGTCAGCAAGATACACTGATAATCCTTTTTGTTGTGAAAGATCAGCATCAATATCAATGGCTCTGACCACTCCTGTTGTCCAGTCTGGATTGTGATCTGACACCCCTGCGGAATGACGAGCATCCCCCAACCAACCATCAGATTTTCTATCTCGATCGGGAAACCAGTCATCGACCTGCTCCCTCATCTGAACAGCTGCTTTTGATAACCAAGGCTTCAATTTATTGTTGCCATTACCATCATAGTTACAGTGCCAGAAGCTGTAACTGCATATAAAGATTCATTATCAGATAATTGCATTGATAACTTATCGCCATTATCCATGCGATACCCAGTCGTGGTTGTAACAGTTGAATCACCTACGAAACATTGTCCACTTGATGAATGCAAATAAACTGATTGATCAGCTCTGTTGGCTGTAACCAATAAAGTTGGAGTTGATGTTACCGATACTTGTGCTGTTTTAGGCATTGAATTCCTTGTCGTGATCTGGGTTATTACATTCCCATTGATATTTGTCGTTTAATTGTAATTCTGGATGATTACATTCAGGTTTGGGTGCAATAAAAGCATCGGCAATTTCATCGTATGTATAACCAATACCAGCATAGTTATATCGAATTTTTGCATTATAAGAAGTTTTAACCCAAGTTCCACCTAGGTTATCGATTAACCATTGATAACCTTCATCGCCAGCAGGATCATTATTATCGCCAACTAATACACGAATAACTTTGTTATCTTTATCTAATTCTGCCCAGTGACTCATGCTGCGTATCTCACAATCACTAATCCACCAGATCCATTACCGCCAACATATCCACGGCCACCACCGCCACCACCAGATCCAGTGTTCACTGTTGCTGCTGATCCTGGTGATGTATTTCCACCATTACCTCCACCACCAGATCCACCAGTAGCACTGCCTGATCCTGAAGTTCCTGCACCGCCACCACCGGCTAAATACCCAGATACGCCTAAACCGACAACACTGAGCCATGATGAAATTGAGTTTGATCCTGCACCGCCAGTACCACCACCGCCGGTTGAAGAATTGCCTGAAGTTCCAGCAGCTGCTGCACCACCACCGCCACCGCCTTGATCGTTTGCACCGCTAGCACCATTACCGCCAGAATAACCTTCTACTGGAGAATAAGATCCAGCGTTACCACTAGCACCAGTTGATGAACCACCGGTATAAGCAAAAGCCATACCGCCACCACCGGATCCGCCAGTATATGGCCCACCTTCGGTGCCTGATCCATTACCACCACCGCCACCGCCACCGCCAGTTGATGAAAGTGAAACTGCTCCACCAATTAAACTTGTATTTGTTCCACTTGAACTAACTCCAGTGGTTGAACCACCACCACCGCCACCGCCAATAGTTACAGTGTATGAATTCGCAGATAAGGATTGAGAAGATAATAATCGATAACCACCTGCACCGCCACCGCCGGCGCCATATGGACCACTAGATGAAGAATTGGCACCGCCACCGCCACCGCCACCGGCTAATACAAACACATCACATGAAAGTGTGCCATTGGATACGCCTAAAGTTCCATTGGCTGTAAATACTCGATAATTATAACCACCGGATGTATAAAGAGTTCCGCCAGTAATGGTTAATGGTGGAACGCTAGGAGCAACGGCTCCTGCAATAATGTTGCCAATCATTAAGCAATGCCACCAACTACATACCAAGTGTCAGTTGCAACCTTGATACATGCAGCAGTTTTATATTGAGCTAAAGTTGGAGATGCGGCTACTGCGCCGGCAGATAATACTGTGGTTGTTCCAGAAGTTACTGCACTGATTGTACAAGTTCCTGCGCCCTTATTTAATACAGTGATACAAGTACCAACTGGAAATGCTACTGAAGCGTTGGTTGGAATTTTGAAAGCGACTGCTGTGCCCTTGTTCATAGGAACTAGGGTTTGATAAGAATCTGTCAATACAGCTGTGTAATCTGCTGTTTGATCTGATCCGACAGTGAAGGTAACTAACCCGTTAAACATTGCAGCCGTCATTACATCGCCGGTTGCCGCTGGAAATCCTGATGCCATTTGTTACTCCTTAGTAGCTTAGTGTATTGGTTCCCAAGACACCATACAAATTAGAGGATAGCAAAAATCCGTCTATTATGGGCTCAAGGGTGGTAAATGTCGTTTTCCATGAATTTGTGGTTATTTTATGCATAACCCCAAAAACCTGAAGATTTTTAGTAATGGTTGATGTGCCTACTATGTTTGGTTGAGTAGTAGTAATCGTGACTGGACTAAAATAGTCCAGTCCCAAAGCTGCTTTAATGCCATCATCATTTGGATAATAAACATCAAGGGTAATGGCATCACATCGAATAGTTGTCTCAGCCCGGCTGGCTACATAAGCAAGGGCGTAGTTAGCCGCTTCGGTTGTAGTCTGCATCAATAAATCTGTTTGAGCATAGGAATGAGCAAAGTATTTGTTTACTGATGCCGTGCTAACAGCTGTTTGAGTGGCCAGTCCTGTGGCTGTAATGCTGGCCTGATTGACAATCTGTTGATCATCTAATAGCCATTGAGCATTGAAATAAGGAATCTGTGTGCCATTGTCATTAAAATATGTTGGAGTGCCAGCGGGTGAAACGGTGCAATAATTGCGATTCTTAAATGTAACAATTCCAGAAGCATCAATATAAAAAGCCCCATATTCGGTTATTTGAACTGTTTGGGCAGCCGCTAAGGCAGATCGAGTCGTACCTGGGTCATTCTGAACTGTCGTATTACCAGTTTGAATCGACCTCATTGAATTAGGCCAGCCGATGGTGTTTAAGATCTGATTGATTCGAGTACCTGAATCATCTCCAGCAGATGCTCCTGTAATGGTTGTAACCAAAGCGTTTTGAAGCAATCTCATGCCATCCACAGCTGTAATGGTTGTATAAACCACATCACCTACATATTTAGGAGTCGTAGTTGTATATCCTGTAATGAAGCCAGCGAAAATGGCATAAGACTTACCTTGATAGGTTGCCGAAATCTGAACTTTACGCATCGGGGTTAAATAGCCGTAATAAGGTGATGATGTGTTTTGGGGGTTGAAATCACCATTTTGATCAACAATTCGCATAGTTAAAGTACCGGTTTGGAATTGATCGGCTATCGCATTGCGACCACGCTGGGTTTGAATCGAATCTACTTGGTCAGATACATCTACAACCAAAGAAGTTGAATCAGCAAGAATGTTTGTGCCAAAGATACCCGTACCAATAATAAATGCTTGACCAAAGGATGCTCCTGTGGAAAAGTTAATTACAGCTTGTACGGATGGGATGGCCATTAGAATCCTTGGCCGGCTGGAACTGTGCTATAACCATTTCTGTTAATAATCAAGATTGCATCCTGAACGGCTTTAGTGATGCTATTAGGATCAATGGTGTTATTAGCGTCAATATTAAATGTGTAACTAGCACCTGTTGCTTGAGCAGATCCAGCAAAGCCAGATCTAATAGCACCTGTCATTGGATCAATTTCTGGATGTGCTTTGAAATAAGCATCTGCTTCGGCTTGTAATCTTGATGATGAGGCCGCTAAGCCAGCCGCCGCTCCTGGCTCAATACCCATCGCAATGTTTTGTTGTTTAAGTTTTTCAAACATAGCATCATAAGGATTTTGAGTTGTAGTAGTAGGGGTTACTGCTGGGGCACCCGGAATTGCTTTTTGTAATAAAGCCATTTGAGCAATAAGGTCTTGGATGTATTTTGGCCAGTCAGCAAACGGATTTAAGGCTTTAGGTAGGTTGGTAATAGTAGTTGCAAGCTCAGTCGTTTTTAATTGAGATACTAATAATTGCTGGCTTAGTGAATAAGCGGCATCACCATTTTTAGTAAGTAATGCTAATTCAAGTTCTAATCTTAATTTTTCATTATCGGTTATTTTGTTTTGTAATGCCGCATAAATTTCAGCTTGTTGAACATCCAATACAGACCCGGCTTTAGAAAGTAGAAGTTGGGCTTTTGCAGCGGCGGTTGATGCTTTAGCGGCCACAGTTTGAGCAGCTGCTGTTTTTGCTTGAAGTTTAGCAAGAGCTTCGGCTCGTTGATCAGCGGCTTTGGCTTTACCACCACGATCGGATCCGGCATCTGGAACTCCGGGGGCTTTTTTAGGTAGAAACCATGATGGATGGCTTAAACCTTCAAATGTATATGAAAGAAAACCTGATAGTCCGCCAATTACTACACCAAGAGCATTTCCTAAAGAAACCAAAGATGCGGTTAATTTATCGATGTTGGTTGTGTCTAAACCTTTTAATATGCCCTCGCCAATAGATTCTTTGAATTGATCCCAAGCAACAGTTAGTTTTTGTATGTCGCCTGTATATCCTTGAGCCGCATAGGCTGCTTGTCCAGCAAATAATGAATTTAATTCTTTTTGTAAATCGGCAAACTTTGCACCAGATAATTGGGCTTTAGTTAATCCAATGCCGAGTTTTTGAAGAGCTGTATTATTTCCAACATACGCCTTGCTCAAAGCGGCGACTACGGATTGTAAATCTTTGCCAGTGCCGGCGGATACATCAAGGGCGGTTTGTAGAATCCCTTGCGCTTGGGCTGTGTCTCGAGTTGAAAGTAATAAAGTATTGTAAGCAGGGACTAATTCATCATCGACAATTCCATATTGCAATGACAATTTTTTAAGGTACATGTCAATGGCAGGTGACTTATAAGCCTGACCTATGTTAGTTAAAGTTTGACCAAGGGATTTGGCTGCCTTTTCGGATTGTATAAATTCATTCACGGCACTCTTGCCAAATGCCGCTATCTTTTGAGCTGCAAAAACTCCAGCGAATACTTTGCCAGCTTTTAATGCCGTTTTTTCAAAATCACTTAATTTCTTTTCAGCTTTGGCTAAGGCTTTACCATCGAACTCGGTACCAACACTGACAATAATGTTTTCTTTTTGTGCCATTATGGTTTCGCTCTCTTATTGAATTCAATGGTTGCTTTTTCAATAGCTTTTAAAGTTTTAGGTATAACTATGCTGTTGTCTTTAGCCCATGCTCGATAAATTAAACGACCTTTTTGTTTATCGGATCCGACCAATACGCCGTCTAAGTTGGCTATAAACTGTTGACCAGCTCGAGGGTTTGAGGAATGGCTGAATCGTTTATTGCCTAATTTTTTCTTTCCCGCCCATGGTTGACCAGCTGGATTCTTGCGGCCAGCGGTTTCAAATATCGCTCCAGCAGCTGTTTTATTGACTACTGAGTAATAACCTCTAAAACCTTTTTTGTTAATGGCGGTTTTACCCATTTTATAAACAATACCTTTTTTCACGGATGTAGCATTAAATTGTCTACCCGCCCATGTGCCTTTTTGATGTTCCCAGCCATACATAGTTGAAAATGGCACAAAGGCACGGCCATGATCCCGAACAGTAAGCATGGCTTCTTTAATCTCTTTATTCATTTCATTGTAAAGATCAGGAGTGTATTTTTTCATCGCTCGTTTAGTGGCGTCTATGCCTTGCAGTCTTACTGGCACGCTTAAACTCCTCGCCTCTATCTTTTAGATATTGGAGAATTGCCTTATAGGTTTCTTGATCCAAATCTATTAAATGCTGAGGGGCGATTCCCGTTTCGACTGCCAGAGCGGCAATCGTGTAGGTCATCGAACCCCTATCTAAAAATTTGTGTCGTCATCCAATACTTCGACCTTTGTAAGAGTTTCAACAAACTCAAGGCCAAATGTTGGAACTGTGACTCCGGACTTCCGTAAGCATTCCCAAGCTAACCAGTAAATATCTGATTGCCGTTCTTGCTCACGGAAAGTCTTGTGGATTCCTGCTTTGAAATGTAATTCGAAGGCCATCTCGATCGCTGGTGTTATCGGATGATCCGACACCTCGCCAGTAGCCCTTGTGATACGAAGTTTAGCCATCTGAATTTATCTCCTTAGAATGAACCTGATGTTGTTTGAACAACTGTTGAGTTACATGTGAAGGTCATGCTGGAGTTTGAGATGTCTCCAACTGCGCCGTTCAATGGTGTCAAGTTGTTGATCAGAATGCTAACAGTATATAGAGGGTTTGTCGCTGATACAGCGGTTCCCTTAACTGGTAGTAATACAGCTGTAACAGTTGTGCCGTAAGCTGATTGTAGAGTTGCTTGAACGCTTGCCGCTGCAAAGTCGTTTAAGAAATTCAATGTAAGTGTTGATGCTTCTAGACCCTTTACGAACTTGTGAGATGAATCACCCAGAGCGGTTACTTCTAACTCATCGAAGTTTTGTGTAAGGGTAACAGATGTAATGTGGTCAGATAGATCAACAGAGTTAATCTTTACGCCAACATTATTTTGTAGAAATATGGCCATTGTTATTCCTTGTCTTTGGTTGTGTCTTGTACTGCTGGCTTTGGATCTTTAATCTGACCGATCTTGATTAAAAACGCCAAATTCTCGGCTGTGGTGTCTTGTGCCATGGATTAGCTCCAACTCGTTAGTATGTCGAAATTTAGATCCACATTGAGTAGATCTCCTGAAGGTAATGATAATACCTGTGGTGCTGAAAAGGCTGGAGCGTTAAACACCAAGCCAGATTGTGCAAGTTTTTGATACACGGCGATCATAAACTCTTCAATGGTTTGTAGATTGCCTTGATTATCAAACATAGGTACAAATAAAGAAATTTTGAAATGCGCCGTTGGGCTAATAGTTAAATTTGAATTATCGTTCGTTGTTAAATATGGATCAGCTGTGCCAACCACGATTGAATTAGCCAAAGGCGTTGCTGGTGGGTAAGAGAAAACTGACCAGATGCCATCGTTGGTGAGAGCCGTGGCGATTGTAGATCTAAGTGTAGTGATCGCCGCTGTCATTAGCCGACCATTGATCTTGGGCTTGTGTAAGGGGCAATAAGACCCTGTACACGGCTCATTAGACTACGACCCATCTTGTATGGACTAGGTTGGAAATCAACGGCAGTTCCACCGGTTGCTGGAGTCTGCCGAGCTTGCCAGATGTCCACCGCTAACATCATGGCCGCCTCACGAACAGCTGGAGTATTTGCATATGAAGTCTGTTTTGTATCTACACCAGCCGCTTTGCCGTACGGAACGATAAGGTGATAAGGGTCATCAGCAGCTGTAACAGAATACTGAATAAGACTGTAACCCCGAGGAAAATTGTAATTATTCCAAGGAAAAAAAGTGAAATAAGGAAAAGTAGTAGACCCGACAGACCAAGGATAGGTAG